CAAACTTCCTTCCAGACCATATCTTTGTGGCTCCTGGAGTTTGGCAAGCATTGGGCGCACAGTTGGACGCAGACAAGCGACCAGTATTCCCATACGTAGGAGTATCTGGATTGATGGGCGTAAACGCAATGGGCGCAGCCAACGTTACGGTTGCAAACACATTCAACCCATTTGGCTTGAACCTTGTTGCAGACCGCAACTTTGCAGCCGGCACAATGGTCGTAGCACGCGCACAAGCGATCGAGTTCTACGAACAGATTCGCGGCTTGATGTCCGTAGAGTTGCCATCCACTTTGGGTCGCAATTTCTCGTACGCAGGCTACGTATCTACCTTCATTGCAGACGCAACACAAGTCCAAAAAATTACGGTTTCCTAGTCAGAAGCGGAGCATCCGCTCATGGCTATATACACCGTCACCAATAAATACCTAATCGACAACTACGCCGTCCTTCAACTCCTCACCCCTGCGGAGTTGGAGGTCGGTCAGTCGATTACCGTTGCAGGCGTAGACGCCACATTCAACGGCACATACACAGTCCGCGCCCTTCCGCAATATCTGTACGAAGGCGTAGACACCGAAGGCGACTTGCTCTATGACGTCAACATCCCAATTGCTAATCAAGTTCTTTACGCAAGAACGGCCGCCGATGTCGAGCGAACCGCAGCGTCTGGAACCCTGACATCAACTCCGACTTGCACATGGATCACGGCCACCGACATTGAAGACTGGTTGGGCATCGGTACGGCCACCGCAGCCGACGCCACATTTTTAACCATATGCGCGGCCAGCACAAACCAATTCTGTTGGCGCCGACGTATGGAAGCCGGCTACGTGGACTCACTTACGACTGTCCCATCGCAGGATGTCAAACTTGGAACGATCATGTACGGCGGAGCGCTTTACCGTCAACGCGGATCCATGGATTCTTTTGCATCATTCCAGTCAATGGGAACCGCGCCAGTCATGGGCCTTAACGGAATGATCCGCCAACTCTTAGGCATTGACCGTCCGCAGGTTGCCTAGTGCCAGTCCCGACCTACACCGATCTATTTAATGAGGGCTACGACGACCTAGTCGCTAAACTCCAAACCGTCTCAGGGCTCCAAGTTGTAAACGATCCCCGCAACATCGTGCCGCCATGCGTCTTCGTTAACATTGACTCGATCGACGGCTACAACTACAACATTGCCAAACTTACCTTCACACTCCAGATCGTGACCCTAGGCCCCGGCAACCTAGACGCCCAGAAGTCGCTGCTCAACATGCTCGCTCAGGTGTACGCGCTCAACATTGGCGTCATCTCAGGCCGCCCCACAAACGTCGACATCGGCGGATCCGTCTTGCCGGCATACGAACTTACTGTCGCAACCGAAGTCCAAACGGCGTAATCCACACCTAGCGCCCGAATCTATGTCAAACTAAAACCACAACTCAAGGAGCAATCATGGCAACCTCAACTATCCTCTCAAATCCAGTCGTTACCGTCGGAGCCACGGCGCTCACAGGATGGTGCACAAGCGCCACTTTGACCCGTACTGTCACCGCGCTAAACGACACTGTTTTTGGCGATACAGCAAACACGTTTACGGCAGGCCTTGAAGACAACGAATGCACATTAACTCTTTTTCTTTCATACGCAGCCAACGCCACTTACGCAACACTCGCACCATTAGTCGGCACAAAAACAACCGTCATAGTTAAGCCAACTTCGGCCGTCGACTCGGCAACAAACCCCGGCTTCACATTGACAAACTGCTACCTAGAGTCGTTGCCGGTTATCTCGGCTTCGCTCGGCGAATTGCAGTCCATTGACATTACGTTCATGGGCGGCGTTTACTCAGCCGATACGACGAACCCATAATCACGGCCGTCCTCGGCCCGACACAAGGAGAACCATGAAGATCAAACTTAGCCTCACGCGCGGAGAAGTCAAAGAGCAACTATCCACGAATCTGTTCGTCATTGCCGAATGGGAACGCCTAGAGAATCGTCGAGTGTCAGACGGCCGCGGCATCGGTGCATCCGATCTTGCGTGTTGGGTACACACGTTGCTCGTCATTAAAGGCGAGAAACTTCCAGCAACTTGGCGCGAATGGTTAAAGGATAACCCAGACGTCGAGATCGCAGCGGAGGACGCAACCGATCCAAACCCTACGGACGCGGCTACCGCCGGCAATTAGCCGAACTGGTAGTCGCGACGGGATGGGCTCCGACGTTCTATGCGGATTCATTTGACGCGCGCGACCTTCAAACAATCATTAGAGTCCTTAATGACCAAAGCAAAAAAGGACGCAAATGAGAGACTCAGCCGGCGGCATTGAAGCACGGATAGAAGTGTTCGGCCTTGGTCAAGCGCTTAAGGATCTAAACAAGATCGACAAAGTCCTTCGTCGTGACATCACCAAAGACTACAAGCGCGTTACCGCTGGACTCGTCTCCGACATCCAATCGGCAATCCCACTCAACTATCCGCTCTCAGGCTGGCAGCGCCAATGGAATCTACGTGGCCAATACCAAGTCTTCCCGTGGCCAACCGACCATTCCGTGAAGGCATACATCAACACCAAAGCGCCCAAAGAAGTATTCGGTGGCAAAGTAAACCTTTCGACCTTTGCCGTTAAATGGCTCGGCGCCGCCGCCGCGTTCTTCGACTTTTCGAAAAGTAATCAAATGGGCGCCGCACTAACAGCCAAGTACGGCGACCCGTCGCGAGTAGTGTGGAAACAGTACGAAGCAAACAAGAGCGATCTTGAAGTAGAAATGGCGCGAATCGTTGACCGCGTCGGAGAAGCTTTGAGCCGCGATCTAAGCGCAAGGTAAACCATGGCCGTCATCCTCCCAATCATTAGCGAATACGATCCCAAGGGCGCCAAAAAAGCGATCGCCCAATTCAAGCAATTAGAAGGCTTCGGCGAAAAGGCAAACTTCGCAATTAAAAAGGCAGCCATCCCAGCGGCCGCAGCCGTTGCCGGCTTAGGGGTAGCACTTGTCGGAGCAACCAAAGCCGCAATGGAGGACGCCGCCGAACAAGCGAACCTTGCGCTCGTAATGCAGAACGTCACGGGAGCAACCGACGCACAAGTCGCTTCACAAGAAAAGGTCATCGCCGCAATGTCGAGGGCGTCCGGCACGGCAGATTCCGAACTTCGTCCAGCGTTCCAAGCGCTTCTTGTAGGCACTAAGGACATCACTACAGCCAACACCGCTCTAGCGCTCGCTCAGGACATCGCACAAGGCTCTGGTAAGGATCTGGCAACTGTCTCCGATGCTCTTGCCAAAGCCTACGGAGGCAACTTTAAAGCGCTCGGCCAACTCTCACCAGAGATCAAAGCCATGATCAAAGACGGAGCAACGCTCGACGACGTGATGAATGTCCTTGGCGGAACCTTTGGAGGAGCCACGGCCGCAGCCGCAGAAACCGCCGCAGGCCGCATGAAGATCTTAAAGAACTCGCTTGACGAAACCAAAGAATCCGTCGGCGCCGCACTACTTCCAGCCTTTGAAGCCGTCCTCCCAGTCATCCAAAAGTTTGCAGACTGGGCGCAAGCAAATCCAGGAGTTTTCTTGGCCATTGCCGGCACGATCGGCGCAATCGCCGTCTCAATCATGGCCGTTAACTTTGCTATGGCGCTCAACCCGTTCTCGGCTATCGCAGCCGGCATCGCCGTTATGGTTGTCGCGCTTGTGGCCGCATACAAAAAATTTGAATGGTTCCGCGACGGCATTAACGGAGTAATCAACTTCATCATTGGCGCATTTGAAAACATGGCAAACATGTGGATCAAAGCAATCAACGTGCTCATCAAGGCATACAACGCAATTCCGTTTGTCGACAACGTCGGCACATTAAATGAGATATCTCTTGGCCGTATCGGTGCAGCACAAGCCGTAGCAGGATCAGGCTTCGCAAGAGAAGGCGGCATCCCAGCCATGGCCGCAGGCGGAATCGTGACAGGGCCAACCTTGGCTCTCATTGGTGAGCGCGGCCCAGAAGCCGTCATCCCATTAGACCGCATGAAAAACCAAGGCGGACAAAATATCACCGTAAACATCACAGGCGGCATTTCAACATCGGCAGACATCGGCCGCGCCGTCGTTAACGCCATCAAAGCAATGAACCGCGTAGACGGCCCAGCACAAATCCAAGTCGCGTAATGGCCGCCACAATTGTTCAATCGGGATCCTACGATCTCCTCATCGACACAGGCTTCATAGTCGACGGATTCACACTTGACGACACAACAAAGGGCGTTCTCAATAACACCGAATACGTGCTCAACGGAACGACACAATACGCATCTGTTATCGACGGCTCAACAAACATCAACGTCTTCCGTGGCCGCCGCGACATAGGAGATCAATTCACCGCCGGCTCAATGACTTTCAACTTGCTTGACGGCTACGCGGGCGGGGTGTTCAATCCGTTCAATCAGGACTCGCCATTTTTCGACAGTTCTAACGGTCAACCCGGACTAGCACCAATGCGAAACGTGATCCTTACGCGCGAAGGCGAAGAACTCTTCAACGGATTTATTATCGACTACACCTACGACTTCAACCTCGGAGGATTAGACGAAGTCAACGTTGCATGCTCCGATCGTTTCTACACACTCAGCCAGACATACATGAACGAATACAACGTCTCAGAAGAACTAGCAAACGTTCGCGTCGAAGCCGTCTTAGACCTTCCAGAAGTGAACGCATTCCAATTGCCGGGTGAACGAAACATCGAAGTCTCTAGCGTCCTGCTCGGAGGAGCTTCTGCCTACACGATTCCCAACGGTACATCCGTGGCCGCATACATGGCCAAAATCAACGAAAGCGTCCAAGGCAGAATCTTTGTAGCACGAGACGGCGTGTTTACTTTCCAAGATCGAATCGGAACGACACTTTCCGCACCAATCGCAAGTTTTCACGACGACGGGAGCAACATCCCTTACGACCAAGTAGGCATCTCATTTGAAGCGAACCAAGTCGTCAACCGAGCATCCGTCACCCATGCCGGCGCAACAACTCCAGAAGTCGCCGAAGACTTAGCATCTCAAGCGACCTACTTCATTCAAACAAACTCGATCTCCGACGCGCTAGTCCACAACAACGCAGCGGCCCTAGATCTTGCCAACTACCTTCTTGTAGCCGAACCCGAGCCACGTTACACAAGCGTCTCCACGCCGTTTTCAACGCTTACAGACGCCCAACGCGACACCGTGGCCGTTATCGAGATTGGCGACACGGTCAGCATTGAGAAGTCATTTGCCACGGGGAACACTACGACGTCACTTGCCCAAGAATTAGCCATTGAAGGCATTCAACATCAGATCACCCTTAACGACGGCCACCGCATCACGCTCTTTACAAGCCCGACCACGCTGGTCTATGAATTGGTGCTTGACGACCTAATTTACGGAATCACCAACTCAACGAACGTGCTCGGGTAATATACCGCTATGGCCACTACTCCTTATCCGTTCGTAGCCGGGGCAGTCCTCACCGCGTCCCAGTTAAACTCAACATTCAATGTACCAATCAACGCGCAAACCGCTTCCTATGTTCTCGTAGCATCCGACGCAGGCAAGCGCGTCCAGATGAGCAATGCTGGAGCAACAACGATCACCGTAAACACTTCGCTCTTTTCCGCTGGCGACTCGCTTTTCATTCAGAACATTGGTGCCGGCACTTGCACGATCACGGCTGGCACAGCAACGGTCACGACCGCTGGCTCTTTAGCGTTGGCACAATGGGGGGGTGGCACGC